TTCAGGAAATCCTCCGGCTTCACCGTGCCGCTCGACGCGACGTAGGCTTTCGTCGCGTTGTCGACGGCCTGTCGGAATGCCTCCGGACTCTTCAGCGAGCCGCGCAGCTCGGTCGTTTTCACCAGATCCATCAGCATCTGTTCGGCGACTTCGCCATGCCCTTCGCCGTGACCGCGCCGTGCCATCACGGATTCAATGCCGACCTTCATCCTGGCGAGGATCGGCGCCATCTCTTCCGCGTGGTGCATGTCGCGGGTGATCGTATAGGTTTCCTTGAGCAGCTTGAGTTTGTCGAGTTTGCTCAGCCCCTTCACATCGATGCTGTTGGCATACGAGATTGCCTCGCTCAGTTTCGATTCGCCGATGCCCAGCGATCGAAACTGCGACGTCTGCTGCTGGTATTCCTTGGCCTCGTCCAATGCACCGCCCATGCCGCCGAGAATACGCGTGCCTGCGCCCTTCGCGGCATAGCCACCGATCGCCATGCCGGCGGCGACACTCTGCATGCCCTGCATCTTTGTGCGCGCGGCCGCGACGCGCTTCTCGCGATCGCCGAGCGCTTCGAGCCTGCGCATCTGGTCGCCCATCGCCGCGGTGGTCGACCTGATGCTCGCGCGCAAATCGCGCTCATGCTGCGACAGGTTGCGTGTGTTGACGCCCGCGCCGGCGAGCTGCTCGCGCAGCGCGCGCACGCGTGACGCCTGCTTTTCGTGTTCGGCCGACAGGCGCGACGCCTTCTGTTTGGCCTTCTCGAATGCGGCGATCATCTCGCGCGACGGCGGCCCGAAAGCACGCAACGACCCGGCGAGCGCCGCGACGCGCCCGCGTGCCGCATCGAGCTTCGACGCGGTCGCCGCGAGGCCGCTGCGCATCTGGCGAAACTCCGCGATGCTCTTCTGCGTCTTACCCATCTCGGCCAGTTCGCGCCGCGCCTCCTTTACCGACGCGGCCAGCCCCTTGTTGCCCGCCAGCAGCGCTTTTAGTGGCTTCGTCATGTTGTCGATCATGTCGAACATGACGCGCAATTTCAGGGTGTTGTTCATCGTCGGTCATTTCGTTCATTCAGCGCCGGCGCGCACGCGTGCCCGCTCGCGCCAGTCCATCAGCTCGGCCAGGCTGAAGGCGTCCAACGTCGCCGGTGTCCAGCCGAACACCGTCGCAATGTCCGCCATCGGATCTTCTACTCGGTCGGGAAGGCCAGCTTCGATTTCACGGCCTTCGGCATCAAAAAACCCGCGAAGATACCCCCCAATTGGACGAGGTCTGCGGGGTCGATGTTGGCGACGTCGGCTTCGGTCAGCGTCGGCGAGCTGATGCGCGGCAGTACCTTCGACAGCGCGGTGACGTCGAGGCTCACGAGGTCGGACAGCGACACGCCGCGCAGCTCGCCAGCTTTCGGCTTGCGCAGCGTGATCGCATCGATCGTCTGGTTGCCGCGCACGAGCGGCGTGTCGAGCGTGAGCGTATTCGGATCGTCGTGCGCCGGCGCGTCGGGCAGATCGGTTTCGTTCGTGGCGGTTTGCTTCGTGTTCATACGGTTCCTGTCGAATGGTGGGTGAATGGCGGCCTCGCCGGACATACCGGCCGAGGCAAAGGGTTACAGGCCGATCGCCTTGCGCAGTGCTTCGAGAAGATCGGTTCCGTTGATCCTCTCGATCATGTTGACGAAGTCGATTTCGATAATGTCCTCGCCGTTGACGGAAAGCTTGTAGTAGCTGGCGACCGTCGTCACCTTGAACGCGGTGTCTTCCTTCGCCTTGGCCGAGCCCGGGTCGATCTCGCTGTGCCGCCCTTTGATGACGATTTCGACCGCATCGACGCTCGTCGAATCTTCGGTCTGGTAGCCGCCGGCGAAGCGCAACAGCACGCCGTCGTGCTGCATGGCGCCGTACTGCTGCAGAACGCTTTTCATGAAGCCGCCGGCGGTCCATTCCATTTGAATGCCTTCGTTTCCGAAGTCGACCTTGATCGGGCCGCTCATGCCGCCGCCCTGGTAGTCCTCCATCTTGCGTGTCAGCTTCGGCAGCGTGATTTCCTGGACCTGCCCGACGAAGTTCTCGCCGTTCTGAAACAGGTTGAAGCCCTTGAGTTTTCTCGGCATTGCCATGTTCGATTGCTCCTATGTGTGGCGTATCGCCGGCGATCAGGCGTTGACCTTCGACGCGAAATCCGCGAGATAGCGGTCGGTGATGCGCTGGCGCAGCGTCAGGTTTTCCAGCGGCGGAACCGGCGTGTAGTCGTAATCGATGTACGCTTGCCCGGCCTTCAGCACGTCCGTGGTGTTCGGTTCCGGGTCGAACCACGACGTCCCGCCGATCAGGTAGCCCAGCGACACCCACTGGCGAAACTTGCCGTTGATGCTTTCGATAATGTCGCGCGGCAACGACGGATTCAGCGGGCCATCGATGTTCACCATCTGCGCGAGCGCGATCGAATCGCCGACGACCTGGGCCGTGCGCGTGTAGTTCTCGAACGCGAACAGCGGATCGTCCGAGCATGTGCGCGAGCCCCAAAAGCGAAAGCCCTTTTGATTGATCAGCGTCGTTACATCCTGTTCGTTCAGGTAGCCGGCATCGGTCGCCGGGTCTTGCAGATCCCACGACACGTCCGCACTGATGCCGGTCACGCCGTTGACGGCGACGTTCGACAGCGTCTTGTGCCAGCCGATATCGTTGTCGATCTTCGCGCGCAGGCCCATTGCACACGCCACGGCCGGCACTTCGGTGGTTGCGTTCGCCGTGTCGTCCCATGCGAGAAAGTTCGGCCAGACAATCATCAGCTCGCGCGCTGCAAACTGTTTCCGGTAGGTCGTTGCCTCCTCCTTCGTTTTCGCGCCGGCGGCGAACGCGTAGGCGAATCCCTTCAGCGACTGCGCCGTGGTGATGAGCGCATTCGCGACAGGCTGCGTGTCGAGTCCCGGCGCGCCGAGGATGCGCGGTTTCACACCGAGCTTCGCCTGTGCGGTCAACAGCGCTTTCATGCCGGTGTACTTCCCTTCCGCCGTCACCGTGCCGATGACGTTGGTCGTCGTCGCGGCGGCGTCGGCGCCTTCGGCGACGCGCACGACGACGGTAATCGGCTTGGTCTGAGCGCCGATCGCCGTCAGCGCCTTGTGAAGCGTGCCCTGTTTGCCGGCCTTGCCGAGCGCGGCAATCACGTTCGTGATGAGGACGGGTGTATCGAGCGGGAACGCGGTCGCGTCCGCATCCGCGGCCGTGCAGACGAGGCCGAGGATCGCCGTCGAAATCGAGCGGATCGGCCGCGTTCCCTGATTGATCTCGACGAGGGTAACGCCGTGGTGGTAGCTGTCCTGCGCCATGTTTTTGGCTCCAATGTGATGGACGGGAAAAGAGACGATCAGGAGGTGATCGCGGTCACGAGATCTGGTGCAGGCGGTAGTTCGATGTACGGCCAGCCGTCCGCGCCGCTGATATCGCGCAACGCCTGCCGATATTTGATGAGCGCCGAAAACTGCCCGGAGGTCAGCGTCGTGCCACTGCCGATCATCTTTTCGTCTTGGTGTCGAGAAACCAACCAGTCGGTAGCATCCATCGCCGAATCGCGCATTCCGCGCATGGACACAGCCACGTCCTCGCGCGACGGCGCGGGCGGATCGATCAGCACGACGCGCTTGCTCGCGTCGAGCACGGCGCGTTTCCCGCGAGCCTGGCCGTCGATCAACCCGCGCCATTCGTCGTCGGTGATATCGACGACATTCGCGCTTGCAGGTGCAGGGCTGTCGACCGTATCGTAGAAGGCAACGATGTTGCCTTTCGCGTCGTATGCAGCTTGTTTTTGGCCCATAAGTCTGTGTCCTTTAGTATCCGATTACGATCCACCAGATATATGGCGATACCGAGTTGGTGGAGTTGTTCCACACGGTCAGCACACTGTTGGATGCGCCGATACCGATACTTGGGGATGCGCCCGACCATACCGCTGTCTGGGCCGGCGTTCCCGTCGCGACAAGAACGGAATTCGGCAAAGTGATCGGCAGCACTTGGTTTGCAGATGCATTCGCACCTATCGCGGTTGCCAGCCTTCCCCATTGGATAATCAGCCCGCTCGGCAGCTTCTGATAGCCGTTTGTAACGAGCAACGCCGCGAATTTGCTTGACTGCCCGACGACAGCAGATCCGGACGCGAACCAGTACCCTTTCTGCGGGCAAACAAGGATCACGTCATCGCCGGCGCCAAGTGTCAGGCTGGATACCGTCTGGCCATTCGCGCTGATCATGTCTCCTCCGTTACACGAAATCGTCAACGGAAAATTGGAGGTGACCTTGAATGCAATCGCCGCGCCCGGCGACAATCCTTCGGTCGAGGGAAGTACATACGTCGCGGCGGCGGCTGCCTGTTGCGTGAAGTACTTGCCGATATCGGCGGCAGCTCCATTCGTGGCGCCGGCCGGGAGGTTGACCGACGTCTGGAAGCTGCCAAGCGCACGCTGAACAAACGCCGTTGTCGCAACCTTCGTGCTGCTGTCGAACTGCGGTGGCGTAGGCCCCTTCGGCGTTCCGGTGAAAGTCGGCGATTCAAGGGGCGCCTTCTTCGACAGCGCGTCCGCCATCGTCGTTGCGAAATTCGGATCGTTGCCGAGCGCGGCAGCAAGCTGTTTCAGCGTGTCGAGCGCGCCGGGCGCATCAGCAACAAACGCATCGATTGCCGCCTTCATCTCGGCGTGCGTCGCGTACTGCGAATGCGGATTGGTCGCGGCCGCGTGTGTTTCCTGCGCATCCTTCAGATAGCGCGTTCGGTTTGCGAGCTGCCGCAGCGGCACGTTATCGATGCCGTCCGGCCCGCCTTCGACCGGGTCGGAGGTTTCGAACTGGCGAATGCCGGGCGTCCAGGTCGAGCTTTCAACCAGATCACTCATGCTTTGATGCTCCCTCTGTTGTACTGGCCATCGCGACGCGCGAAGCCGTTGTAACGAATCGGTGCCTCGCGGTAATCCAGCGACACCAGCATCGAGCGCTGCGGCGCGTAGCGATCAAGAACCGCTTTCAGGTTGTCCGCCTGATCGCGCGTGATCGGCCGCGACAACTTCACGATGTATTCGGCCCACGCCGTTGCCCGGCCGTGCACGTAGTCGCCGTTGTAGGTGACCGATCCATCACGCCGACGCACGCGCCGGCCCTCGATAAGCGTCACTTCGCCGAAGCCAAGCCGCCGGATCACTTCACGCACCGCCCACGGCGTCCCTCGCTTCTGGTGGAGCTGAATCGCGCCGCGGATGAGCGCCCGCCGCGCGTCGTCCGATTCGGCGAGTTCCCATCCGTCGACCGACACTTCCGCGGCCAGATACGGCAGCAACGCAGCCGGGCATTTGTCCGGATTCCAGTAATCGCGAATCGGGATCGGCGTCGCATCGATGGCCGCGAGCGCCGCCGCGGTGCGCGTCTCGAGCGTCGTCGCATTCGGGGGCAGCAGGTTAGGCATAGATGCCGCCGTACTCGATGACGATGTCGAGGCAGTACGGCGCTTGCGTCGCGCCTATCGCAAGATCGCCCGCCGGCTCGATCAGCTCGGTTCTCGACAGGCCAGCCGCCTGGCACACGCCCTTGATCGCCGACTCGGCGACGCCGATTCCAATGCGGTGCACCTTGTCCGCATAAGCGCGCGCGTTCTTCCTCGCTTGCTCGATCAGCACATCGGCGCCCACGGCCGAGCGCGTGTAGCCCTTCGCGCGGATTCGATACCGGACGATTTCCGCCGACTTGACGAAAACCGTGTCATTCAGTGGCCGCTGATCTTCGGCACTCAGCGCGGCCGCGACGGCGTCGCACAGCTGCTGCGACGCCGTGCCATCGCCCTCGCTCGAAAGCAGCGTCACGAGCACGTCGCCGGGCTGTGGCCGCGAGCTTTGCGCATCGATGATGCGGCCGTCGACGGCGCGCGCCTTCGTCACATACGCGGCCGCCGGGCCGGCAACGCTGAAGCCCTGCGGCGCCAATTGGATGCGCTCGCGCAGGCTGTCGTCGCCCTCTTCGACCTCCGCGATGTTGTGGGCCGGATCAGCTGGCGTCACGACCAGCCGTTTGAGCCCGAACAGCGCCGCGCGCTGCTCTAGGTCGTTGCCTTGTGCAAAGGCAAGCATCACGGCGCGAACGGCGTCGTTCACGCGCTGACGCCATACCAGCTCGCGGTAGCTGTTTTCCTGCAAGAGACGCGCGAGCGGTTCCGATTCGAGTTCGACCGTCGCGGCAATCTCGGCCTGCTCGTCTGCGGGCCAAAGCGAAATGAGCGCGGCCTTGCGGGTCGCGTAGATCGTTTCGAAATCGAGCACTTCGAGCGCGTCAGGAAGCGGCAAGCTCGTGAGGTCGATAAGCGCGGACGTGGTCATGCCGTGATCCCCTGGTCGAGCGGAACGCGAGCGCGCACTGCCGCGCCGGATTCGGTCGTGTAGCCCTCGATATCGACGTACTGCTTTCCGGAAAACACCTCGCCGACCGTGGCGGCGTCGACCGTGAGCTGCACGCGCGTGAGCACGAGGCGCGGCTCCCACCGCATCAGCGCGGTCGCGATCGCGGCATAGAGCCGCGTGCGCTCCGCGCCATTGTTCGGCGCGTCGACTTGCTCGAACAGATCCGACCCGAACGGCCGACGCTTCACGCATGAGGCGAGCGGCGTCGAGATGATCTTCCCGATCGACTGGTACAGGTGATCGAGGTCGGCAATCGCGCGGCCGGTCGCGGCGTTCATGCCCTTCATTGCGGTTCGCTCACCAGTTGTCCGTCACCCTGCTCGCGATGCTTGTGATGCGGCAGGCTGATGCCTTGCGAGGTCACTTCGCGGGTGAAGGTCGCTGCGCCGTCAATCTGCATCGTGGCGCCGCCGGCGCCACCCCTGCCCGTCATGCCGGATTCGAACGCAAATGGCCCCTTGACCGTCATCGCGCCGGTGCAGGTCGTTTGCTGCGCGTCGAGCGTGATGGTGTCGGCCTGCACGGTCGCGGCTTTCGTCTGCACTGTGACAGAGCCCGGCGCGACGACGCGCACGGTCGCGCCGGCGGGCAGTTCAGCCGTGAGCGCGTGCGCGGCATGGTCGTATGCGACGACAGCGCCATCGGGATAGACGCGTGTGTGCGTGTCGGGGCTCGACGCCGGCGCCGGCGCGGCGTCGGAAAAGAGGCCGCGCAGTGCGACGCCCTGCGCCGGATCGCCCATCGGGCAAAGCAACACGACCTGCTCGCCGGGGGTCGGCGGCATCCAGTCACGCGTCGTGCCCGCCGCGCACGCGATCCACGGAATCCAGTTGGTCTGGAGACTGTCGGCGTCGTCATCCGGATCGCCGACCGCGACGCGACAGAGCGCGGCCGCATGGTCGACCGCGAGAATCGAGCCTTTGCGGACCGCGTTGCGGGCCTGTCGTTGAATTTCGTTAGCGTCCATGCCGCCCATCATGCCGACCGCACGCGCGCGACGCGATGCCCGCCCCATGTGGGCGGTATGGGTACAAAAAACCCCCGTGGCCGGGGGTTATCGTGCGACGTGCTTCAGCAGCAGATCGAGCATCAGGTCGCAATCTCGGGGCGTCATCCCGAGCAGTACGCGGGCCGGATACTGGTATTCAGCGCCGCCGGGCGCGACGCGCCCTCGCTCGCCGAACTGGTGGACGCGTGCGATGCCGCCGACGCGCCCATCGAAGCCGATCGCGAGACCGTTCGCGTCCGCTTCGATCTTCAGGTAACGCGCCGTGCGCAGCTTCGCGAACATGGCCGCGCGTTTGATCCGGCCGCGCTTGTCCCGAGGCTTGCCGCCCGGCTTCAACCGCGGCTTGCGCGCTTGGTAGTCGGTGCCGTCCGGGTTCTTCTGCGCCGCGATCCGCGCCTGATGGCTGCGGCGCAACGCGCGCGCGATATCGCGAATCGCGGCGCGGCGGCCGGCCGGCTGTAGCCGACTCAGCAACACGGACAGCCGCGATTCGACGACGCTCAGATCGTCCATGGTTCAGCGACCCACGGCCCCGCTGAGTCCTGCAACTTCGAATCGTCGACGTGCTCGACGGTGCGCTTGCCGTGGTCGTCGACCTTCACGACAACGCTTTCCGTAAGCTGCACCTTGATCGACACGTCGGCCGTCTTGTTGTTGAGAACGTCGATTTCGTAGGTGATGCCGTTCGCGTTCTCGTCGGGGTTGAGCACGAGGTCGGGCTGATTGTGGCGGACCCAATCCAGCAGCGCGACAAATAGGGCGTCGGGATCGCCGCCGAAGTCCAGCAACAGGACGTTGCACACATACCGGTATTCGAACGACAGACTGCGCGCGCCCGTCGCCACGATCGAACCTTGATCGATGAACACCGTGAGCTTGTCGGGATCGCCCCTGAGCGAAGGAATCGCCGCGGCGATCGCGGCGCGAAGACCGGCCGGCTTAATCATGCGCCGCCCGCGTGACTTCGGCGTCGATCTTCGCCTGGGCCTTGGCCTGGCAGGTGACGATCATGTCGACCTTTGCCGCGCACATGCCCCAGGCGCCCTTTGCGGTATTGAGCGCTTCGTCCAGCTCGCCGTTAGTGCGCGGCGCCATCGCCGGCAGCGTGCAGCGCGTGATCGGCTGGCACTGCTGCACCGAAATCGTCGGCGCCGGTAAGAGCGGGGCTTGCTGACAGGCGGGCAACGTCAGCAGGCAAAGGAGTATCGGCCCAAGTGCGAGCGGTCGCGTTTTCATTGATCACCTTCCTGATTTCCTGACGAGCGGCCGTGAGCTTCGCCGCGACGTTGCCCGTTGCAGCGTCGAGCTGCTGCTGTTGCGTCGCCTTGTTGCTCGCGTCCTGGCGCAGTCCGTTGATGGTCGTGTCGCGGGATGCGACGGCCTGGCCAGAACACGCCAGTCGGTTTTTCGCATCGGCCAGTTCGGCGCGCAGCCCGCGCACGTAGAAGAACGCGGCCACGATCAGGGCGAGCGCGAGCGCGCCGGCGACGAGTTTCCGGGCAATCGGGTTCATGCGGCGGCCTTGTCCGCACCGGCGTACCTGTCATACGCCCGTGCGAGCTTCACGTCGTACAGGTTGGCCGCGTAGTCGGGACCGTTGTAGCCCTTCGCAAACACGGCCCACTTGCGACCCTTCAGTGCCGCCAGCAGGTTCGAATCGGCAGCCACGAAGCGCACGAACGCGTCGAGCTGGTCGCCCTCGCCGTTTTCCATCCGCGCGACGAAATCGTCGATGCCCGAATAGCCGAGGCGTTCCGCGTGATAGCCCATCACCTGAAACGCGCCCCAGCTCGCCGACTCGTAAGCCGCGCCGGCGTCGATCAGCTCGGCCGTCGCGAGCCGCGTATATTCCGCGGCGCCGCCCTGGTAGCCGCCGCGAGCCTGCGCGCAGATATTCGGGTATTTGGCCGCGATCGACGCCGGGTCGATGCCGCGCGCTTCGAGGCGTTTCCAGAAGACGTGCCGCTCGAACAGGATCTTCGGCCGACCGCCCGACAGGAATCCCGAGCCGGTCGATTCCACTTCGTTGACCGCGCGCACGCAAGCAACCGGCACGTCGAGCGTATCGGCCGCCTTCACAATGTCGGCGTCGGCGAGGTGGTTCGGGTCGCGCCGGCCGGTCGCGATCGCGGCGAGCGTCTTCGGCCCGGCGATGCCGTCGACGACGAGGCCGGTGTTCGTCTGCACGGCCTTGACCGCCGATTCGGTCGCTTCATCGTAGACGTGCGTCACGTCGAGCGCGTAGCCGGCGCGGATCAGCCGGCGTTGCAGCAGGCCGATATCGTCGCCGTGGTCGCCGAGGCGATGCGTTTTCATGGTTGTTCACTCCGCAAGAGGCGCGCGACGTTGCCGCGCGCGGCAAACACAAACAGCGCCAGCAAGACCGCTGTCGCCGCTTCGAAGAACCCGACATGCTTCGCGTGCAAGGCGAGTTCGATAGCCGATCCGCCCGAGACGGCAACGAGCGCCCACGCAATCCATGAGACGTCGTGGCGATGACGCGCGCCGTTGCGCCGATAGACGAGCACGCGCGCGAGCGCGGCGACGTGAGCGGCCAGCGCTACCAGTGCGAACGAGATGTGCATGTCGGTCACTCCCCTTTCTTGAGGAACGCCAGCAGGTCGACCGATTTCAGGCGCTCGATGAGTTGCAGCGTGACCGTAATCACCAGCGCGGCCGCGAAGAATCCAGCGACGCCGGTCGAGCGGATCGGCGTCGCGTTGACGATTTCCGGCGCCGCAAGGTAGCCCATCACGAGCGAAATCAGCATGTACGCGACGCGCGTCAGCACGCCGATCTCTTTCGACGTGACGACCACGAGCGCCGCACCGGTGAACGCGCCGATCAGCGCGTTTCCGTCGATGCCAGGCGCGAGGCCCGCAAGACCGATCGCGGCCGACAGCGCCGCGGCGGTTGTGGTGTTCGGTTCTGCCATATCGCCAGCTCCGGGAGTCAATCAAACAGTTGGACCAGCGGCGTCGTGTTCTCGACCGTACCGATATCGGGCAGGTAGACGACGGTGCCGATCGGGATCACGACGCCGCGATCGGCGAGGCCGGCGTTCGCTTCGAGTACCGCTTCGACCGTGCCGTCCGTGCGGCCGTAGTGCAGCCAGCAGAGTGCGTCGACGGTGTCGCCCTGTCGTGCATAGACGCGCATCGGGCAGCCATCAGATCAGGGCGATCGTGCTGCGGCTGATTCCGCGCAGATCGTTCAACGCCCAACGCGCATTGCGGCGCGTGCTGCAAATCGTTTCTTCGAGCCGCTCAGCCTCCTGCCCGCCTGCTTTCGTCGTATCGAGGTCGCGATACTGCTCGGTCACATCGGCATGCGTGAAGTTGTAGACCGCGCGGCAGTAGAGCGACACGAATTCGCTGACGCCGCCAATCTGCTCGGCCGGCACGTCGGCGAGCGTCGCGTAACCGGTGGCCTTCTGCGCGCGCCATGCCTTCAGTTCGGCGTTCACGCTGCGGATTGCGTCAATCGCCGCCTCGCGCAAACGCTCGTGCGTCACGGTTCCGTCGAGCCGCGTCGCCGCACGCAACGCCGCGATCGACACGTCGGGATAGAACCCGTTGTTCTCGATCGTGTCCGATTCGGGCGTCGGCGCAGTCGCATCCGCCGTCGCAATAAAGCTGCTCGACATAGTCGTGACTCAGAATAAGACGGCGGTGGATCGGGGTCGGGATCGCGTAGCGTCAGCCGTTGCGAACCGTCACCCGATGCCGCCGTGCCGGGGGGGCTCAGTTCGTGCGGCCAGCGCCAGCCGCCGCACTTCTCAACTCGGCTTCGAGTCGAGTGATGTCTTTTTTCACGCCGATGCGGTCGTTCAGCTCGACCGCGCGGCGCAGCATTTCGAGAGCGCCGGCCTTGTCGGATTGCTCCAACGCGTAGCCGAGCGCCTTGTGCAACTTCGCGCGAATCTGGTCGTGCATGTCGTACTTGCGCGTCCGCGCTTCGACCTGCCGCAACATCGCCGGGGCAAACGCCTCGCCGGCGGCGAACGCCCGCAAACCGGCTTCGGCGAATTCTTCAGCGACGGCGGCAGGTAACGAACGCTCGTACTGCTCGGGCAGCGTCATGCCGAAATGCAGCGCGTACAGGGCGATATCGAGCGCGCCTTCGTAGTCGCCCACGTCAATGCGCCAGATCATGACCGTGGTCAGCACGTCGTCCTGCGCGCCCTTCCCGGCCTCCAGCACGCCATCGATGTACGCCGCGTAATCCGGCAGCACCTCGCGCTTGACCTCGATCTTTCGCGCGACGGACTGGATTTCCTTCAGCCGGCGGCGGTCGGTGCCGAGCTTCGCGAGCATCAGGTCGTAATGTCGGTGTCCGGCCAGCGACTGGCCGGGCGTGGCACTCGCAGCCGCTTGCGCAGCGCGAACACGCATTTGGTGACGACGGGCTGGGCTGGTCATGATCAGGCCGCCGGCTGGATCTCGATGTTCTCGACCACGGTCGCGCAGCCGTAGTCCTCGACGACATACGAGTCGTTGCTCGACTCGTAGTTTTCGATACGGTCGCGCTTCGCGTTGTCGACGATCGTGCGTCGACGCGCGCCGTTCTGGAAGTACAGCGACAGGTTGTCCAGACGGGTGATCAGCACCGAGTTGGCCGGGAAATACGGCGCGCTGACCGCCTGCTTACCGCCGACACGCTTCGCGCTGACGACCAGGTCGACGGCGGCCGCTTCGGTCGCGACGTTCGCGCCGTTAATGAACGGGAAAAACTTGTCATGCAGCAGGCCACTGCCGAGCACGACGACGACAGCCGGATCTTCGCGATACCAGTCGTCGAGCATTTCGAGTGCGTCGTACACCAGCGCGTCGATGTTCTTGTAGTCGGTGCCTGCACCCGTGCCGACCTTCACCTTGCCGGAGCCCGCGACACCTTCATGCATGACCCGGTCGGGCGCGTTCGCGCGGATCTTCTGGAGCCAGCCGATATTCACGTCCTGCAACAGCGGATGCGCGGCACGGTCCGACGTCGCAGCGCGCGACGCGCCGTTGAAGCCGATGCAGATCCGGTCGAGCGCCTGACGCTTCACGATCGCATCACGGATGCGCGTCTGGAAGTCCGGGAACTTCGCCCACGCGTCGAGGCGCGCATACGGAATCGCCGTGTCGAAATTCGTCTGCGTGCACAGATATCCGTTGTTGTCGAGGTTCGTCGGGTCGACCGGCGTGCGATCCTTCGTCGTAGTGTCGGTCGTGCTGGCAATCGGCTGACCCACGCCGAGGCCGATTTTCGCGCCGGACTGTTCGTCGACGCCGATCATGTTGATCGCCTGCAGGAAAGCGCTCGACGCTTGAATCTTCTGTTCCTGCGTTTGCTGAACCGACGGATCGACGCTGAATTTCGTCGTCGCATCCTGAACGCCGTTCAGCTGCGCGATGTGCGCGGTGTACGCGTTGAACTCGACGCGGGTGTCGTTACGCATGGGTGAATCTCCGAATCATTGAATGGATGGACCGATGTGGTTTCGCGTGGCCGGGGCCGATCAGCAATCCGTCTTCGTGGCGCCGGTGCCGCCGGTCGCCGGCGGCCGATACGCACCGCCCGGTTGCGTCGAAAGCTGCTCGGTCAGTTCCGCGAGCGCGGTCGCAGTCGTTGCATGCGCATCCTTCTCGGACGACAGCGCGACCTTCAGCGATTCGACCTCGCCAGTCAGTTTCGCCACGGTCGTGACTTGCTGCTGGCCGTGCGTCGCGAGCGCTTCGACGGCCTGCGTCAGATCCGTGAACCGCTTGTCGTCGGTTTCGCCCTTGTTCTTGACGAGGCCAAGCAGCTCGGCGACGCGTGAGAAGACGGACGGCGCCGGCGTCTCGAACTCAATCACGGTTTCTTCAGCGGCCGTGAACAGGTTGTCGCGATGTTGCTTCTTGTTGGCGAACGGGTTCTTGTCGCCCTGGCCCGCGGCGAATTGCAGGATCTCGGTGCCGAGGCTCGCGGGGCTGTCGGTCACAGCGAGGCCGATCAGGTACGCCTGTTTCGTGTCGGCAAACGACGGCGCGACCTCGATCGACGTGTAGATTTTCTGATCGGCCTTCGTCATGTCGATCAGGGTCTGCGTCGGTTGAATCTGGGCATAGAGACCCATCTTCCCTTTCAGGCCGCCGTCCTTTACCTCTTCGGACTTCAACGCGATGACGTCGCCATACGCGCCGAACGGATTCGTCGCCGACATCGGGGCGTATCCGCGAATGTGCTCGCAGTTCACGCGTGCGCTGTACACCGTGCGGTCATACGTGGCCGCCATCTGCGTGATCCAATCGCGCTCGATCGTGCGACCGTCCGTCGTCGAACCTTCGACGGCGACGCGAAACCACTTCGACGTGGCTGCATGGTTGCCGGAACCCGTGGTGCTGCCGATCCCGATCGCGGCGAGGCTCGCACCTGCGACCGCCGAACCGTGCGCGCCAATCGCGCCCAGCACATCGGCGTGATCCATCAGCGTGCGACCATGCGTGACCAGTTCCGCTGCATGTGCGGCCGCCGGCGAGAAGCATGCGACCACGGCAGCGCCGATCGTCGCAGCAGTCGCCAACATCGAAAATCGCTTCATCGGTCGCTTCATTAATGCCCTCTCAGGTTCCGTTCGGTGTTTTGGTGTCATCGCCTTGTCGCCGGTTGTGACGTGCGACTGGTGTAACGGAATGTTGCCGGGTTGCGCTCCGACGAACAACGATGCGCATTCGTTGCTCGGCTCGGCACAAGGGCATACGCTCCGCGCGCGCGCGCGTCGCCGGTACGCTTCCGGCATGATCGAGACAGCCGAAAATCCCACCGTTGATGACGAGCCGAGACGCGTTGCCCGTGCCTACTACTGGAAGGGGCGCGGCATCACATGGATCGCGCAATTTCTGAACGTTCCGCGCTCGACCGTCGAATCGTGGAAGCAACGCGACCAATGGGAAAAGGCGTCGGTCGTCGATCGATGCGAGTCATCGGTCGAGGCCCGGTATATGGCTTTGGTCGAAAAGGAGGACAAGGAACCGCGTGACTTCAAGGAAATCGACCTGCTCGGCCGTGAAATTGAGCGCCTGCACCGCTGCCGGAAATATGCAGAGACCGGCAAGGCGTCCGACCTCAATCCGAACATCAACGCGCGCAACGCCGGTCCGAAGAAGCGCGCGCAAAAGAATCTCATCACGCCCGAGCAGGCGAAGAAGCTGCACGAAGCGTTTCTCGATGGCATGTTCGGATACCAGAAGAACTGGTATCACAACGGCAACAACCGAACGCGGAACGTACTGAAGTCACGCCAGATCGGCGCGACGTACTACTTTTCGCATGAAGCGCTCGACGACGCGTTGCAAAGCCATCGCAACCAGATTTTTCTATCCGCCAGTCGGGCCCAGGCGCACGTATTCCGTTCCTACATCTGCGACTTCGTGCGCAAGGTGATCGACGTCGAGCTGACAGGCGAGGTGATCGCGTTGCCAGGCTATGACGCCGAGCTGTACTTTCTCAGCACGAACTCGAAGACGGCGCAGAGCTATCACGGGAACCTCTATTTCGACGAGTATTTCTGGGTCCACGGATTCCGCGAGCTGAACAAGGTCGCGCAGGCGATGGCCAGCCAAAAGCAATGGCGCAAGACCTACTTCTCTACGCCGTCAAGCATCTCGCATCAGGCCTACCCGTTTTGGTCAGGTGAAGCCTACAACCGTGGGCGCGCGAAGGTGGATCACATTCACCTCGATATCTCGCATGCGGCGCTGTCCGGCGGCCGCTTATGCGAAGACAGGCAGTGGCGGCAGATCGTCACGATCGAGGACGCGGCCGCGATGGGTTGCGACCTGTTCGACCTGGACGAGCTGCGCCTCGAAAACAGCGCCGACGATTTCGCGCAGCTCTTTCTCTGCCAGTTCATTGACGACAGCGCATCGATCTTCAAATTCGCTGATATTCAGCGATGCATGATCGACTCGTGGGAGGAATGGGACGACGTTGAATTCCTGATCCAGCGACCGTTCGGCCATCGCCCTGTCTGGCTGGGATATGACCCGGCGTTGAGCGGCGATTCCGCCGGCCTCGTGATTGTGGCGCCGCCGGCCGTGCCTGGCGGCAAATTCCGCGTGCTCGAAAAAATGCAGTGGCGCGGGATGGACTTTGAAGCGCAAGCCGAAAGTATCCGCCAACTCACCGAGCGCTACACCGTCACGTACATGGCGATCGACACGACGGGTATCGGCCAGGGCGTCTATCAGCTCGTGTCGAAGTTCTTTCCGGCCGCCGTCCCGCTGAACTACACGCCCGAGGTGAAAGGCCGCCTCGTGCTCAAAGGGCTGTCCGTCATCGGCAATGGCCGCCTGGAATTCGATGCGGGCTGGACCGACCTCGCGCAGGCGTTCATGGCGATCCGCCGGACCATGACCGCCAGCGGTCGACAGGTGACGTATCACGCCGGCCGCAGCGAAGAAATCGGCCACGCCGACCTTGCATGGGCGTGCCTGCACGCGCTCGGCAATGAGCCGCTTGAAGGCTCGACCACCAACAACCGCAGTTTCGTGGAGCTATCCTGATGAAAAAGACCCAACGCCCGCGCGGCGCGCAGATCGCCGCCACGACGCCGGCCGCCGGCGCGGCCGCGGGCGAAGCGTTCACCTTCGGAGACCCGATGCCGGCACTGTCGCGCGCCGAAATCCTCGATTATTCGGAAGTCTGGTCGAATGGCGAATGGTTCGAGCCGCCGGTCAGCTTCGCCGGCCTGGCGAAGTCGTTCCGCGCCGGAACGCACCACGCGTCGGCGATCTACTTCAAGCGCAACGTGCTCGCGTCGACGTTCATCCCGCACCGCCTGTTCTCGCGCGAAGCGTTTCGGCGCTGGGCGCTGGACTTCATGACCTTCGGCAACGGCATCGTTGAACGCAAGCCGAACCGGCTCGGCCAAACGCTCCGATTCGAACCGGCGCCCGCGAAGTATGTGCGCCGCCGAATGGACATGGTCAACTACGTGCAGACCAACGGATTTCAGACGAAGTACGAATTTCCGGAAGGTTCGGTGTTTCACCTGATGGAGGCCGATATCAATCAGGAGGTGTACGGCCTGCCCGAATATCTCGGCGCGCTACATGCGGCCTGGTTGAACGAGTCGTCGACGCTGTTCCGTCGACGCTACTACGAAAACGGCAGTCACGCCGGCTTCATCCTGTACATGACCGACGCGGCGCAGAATCAGGCCGACGTCGATACGATCCGCGAAGCGCTGAAGAACTCGAAAGGCCCGGGCAATTTCCGAAATCTGTTCGTCTACTCGCCGAGCGGCAAGAAGGATGGTATCCAGTTGATCCCGGTTTCCGAGGTCGCGGCGAAGGACGAGTTTTTCAACATCAAGAACGTGACGCGCGACGACCTGCTCGCCGCGCACCGCGTGCCGCCGCAGTTGCTCGGCATCGTCCCGAGCAACACCGGCGGTTTCGGGGCGGCCGACACTGCCGCGCGCGTGTTCGCGCGCAACGAAATCGAGCCGCTCCAGGCGCAATTTCTCGCCTTCAACGAATGGGCCGGCGATGAAATCATCCGCTTCGATCCGTATGTGCTGCCTGCGGTGGAAACGCAGTCGAAATCGGCCTGAATTTTGGTTCTTACATGAATAGTGGCTGATCCACGAATCTAATGGTGCGCCGATTCTTCGCTTCTCCGGTCTCGCCTACAATATCCCGTCCGAATTGACAGCGACATGGCGCGCTGGCACGGCACGCTTTGTATGCCGAGCGTTCTCGAACTTCATGGAGTAGCCGAATATGCGGTCTATTGTAGCGATGGATTTGGTTGCTGATGCCGACTCGATAGCAGTTCAGCTGCTATCCACCCTCGGCTATGAGCCTAAGCCGCGCGATACGGCCTTGGACCGATTCGCCGTCCTTTACACGCGCGCCGAGCGCACGATTCCGCCGGTGCCCTACAAGGTGCGTCTTTCCGACACTATCCGACAGAATCCGAAGTATACGAAGCACAGAATTGCATTTGACGAGATAGTGTCGCGATTGAATAAAGGTGAAAGCGTTCACCCTTACCTTTCAACGCGGGCTGTTCGTGCCGCGTATATGGACAAGCTTCTCCTGACTTGGGGCATTCATCACTTGCACCTGAACAGCATCAATACGGTTGACAAGCGAGGCTTCGTCGCGCGGAAGCATGGGGAATCCGAACTATTGCGACTGCGCATCAAGGACGATACGGCTTACCTGATAGATATCGTTTCCCATGACGAACCAGACCTTTTTTACAATCCGAGATTGCTCGAAATCGTGGATCGAAACTGGCCCGAACTACACTTTGCCCCCAATGGGATAACGGCCGAAGTATTTCAGTCAGACAAGATTAAAGCATTGCGCTCAAATAACGCGAATTTCGCCATTCACGTGAACGGACGCGCGATCCTGCCCAAAAGTGGCGTTACGGCAACAGGGATACCCATTGAAGTCTATGGATGGTATTGGGCGCTTCATGCTGAACTGCGAAACATCGAAGCGGACGTTCGTCGCCGGTTCTATGAATTTTTTCCACATAGCGCCTCACCGCTGTTGTGCTTGCCCGCCGTGCAGAACGTACGGCTAACCCAGATCGAACCGGAGTTCTTTGTTCTGCAACATCACGAGACGAAGCAAGTCTGCCATGCTCGTCGCATTGCTGGACAAGAGCAGCAGCTGCCCGCATAAAAACCAGCCGATTTCGACGCCGCATGCGGCCGTTGGGCACGAAATCCGACCGTTCGGCGCTGCGGCCGCAAGCACTGTCGCAAAGCGTGCATCAATACTCCAATTCTGCGCGTCAAATTGCGTCATTTTTGCAACGGTCGAGTCCGGCCAAGCCCGCCAGCCGGCGGGCCTGACCGAGCGGTTTCCCTGTGCATCAAATGTAGGGGGACAAGAAGCGGGCAGGCGGGGAGGGGGACCGCGTTTCAGGGGCGCGGCTGGCTGTGTGCAAACCACCATCCGACCCCGGCCGCCCCCCCCCTTCCCGCCCGCTTGCCAGCCCCGCCACGGCCCTGCCGCCGCCCTGCCGATGCCCCGGGGGCACCCCGCGACGAGCGGCCGCTCCTAGCGGCTCCTGTCGCACCACACCGCGTGGCCCCGCCCTCGCCCCGTTTTGATATCACTTTCTGATTGCACATTGCTTGCACTTTCTGATATCGTTTCACCATGAAAACGAAACACGCCCGCACCCTCGCCGCGATCTACACGAAACCGACCTTGGGCGGGATCGTGTTCTCGGAAATCGAATCGCTCGTCGTCGCCTTGGGCGGCGCAATCCACGAAGGCGCCGGGTCGCGCATCGCCTTCGAGCTGAACGGCAAGCGCCGCTACCATCACCGCCCGCATCCGGGCAAAGAGGCGAAGCGGTATCAGGTGGAAGACCTGCGCGACTGGTTTATCGAAATGAGAATCAAGCCATGACCAACGCAATGACCTACAAGGGATACTTCGCCCGTATCGACTTCGACGGGCGCGACAACATCTTCGTCGGGCACGTGCTCGGCGTTGACGACAAGATCAGCTTCCACGGCTCGACCGTCGACGAGCTGATTGCCGATTTTCACGCGGCCGTCGACCACTACCTCACCGACTGCGAGCAGTCCGGCCGCAAGCCGCAGAAACCGGCGTCGGGGAAACTCATGCTCCGCATCGATCCGGACGTGCATGCGCGCGTCGGCATCGCGGCGGCCGTGTCCGGCGAAAGCGTGAACCAATGGTCGGAAGAAGTGCTCGGCCGCGCCGCGCGCGAAGTGTTGGAGCGTGCCGCGCACGCTTGACATCGGACCGCACAAACGACAAGGCCACCGCGTGTCACCACGTCGGCGGCCTCGACCATTTGAAACTTTTCAGAGGTTTTTCAGGATATCGGCCATGCGTGGGCTTCTCTCCGCTTCTCGATAGGCAAGCGCGCGCACGATATCACCACGCTTACGCCGGGTTTCACTCGGCAATTTGGCAGTGACGAGATCAAATTTCTGTTGAAGCCATTCATGCACGTCCTGCATCTCGGCTTGAAGGATGTCGGCGGCCCACTTGTCCAAGGTGAGGGTGCTGCGACAGCCTTCTTCGTCGACAATTGAGTAGTTCGTCTTTTCGTCTTCAAACATGGTCGTGTCCTCTGCCCAGTTGCATCGACTCGCACGATGTCAAGGCCCTTGATCGCTATTTGCGGAGAACTGTCGCCGCGATCGTCCAAAAAACGAAGGTTTGGTGGGTGCCCGCTAAACGCGATCCGGATCACCCACCGCCCGAACAAGACGTCCTGAATCGGCGTCCACCGTTCAACATCCGACTATACTGGATTTTCATCGGCCAAACTGGATTGCCTTACCGAACTCTGCCGGTAAGTAGCCCATGCATGCCGCGCGATCTCGCAACTCGTCGCGCAACTTGCACGCGTGACGATTGATGATCATCAACTCTCGCGCTGTCGCCGGCACGATCTCCCCCCCTCGAATCGGCCCGGTGCATACAGTTCGATCGTATGCCTCGCAGCGCCGGTGATACTCGTCGGCCAGCGTGTCGAGCGGCAATGGCCGCCGCTCGGGTTCGGCCAGGTAGATTCGTTCGAAGTCGCGCAGCAGCGTCATCCGCCGGCCGCGTCCACGAATCGCGCGACAGCCATGGCGATAGCCGCTGCGCGGCTGATCCCGAGGCGGTCGGCGGCCGCGTCGACGCGCGCGAGCAGCGCCGGATCGATGCCGAGGCTGATCGTCTCTTTCTTCCGCCGGCCGGGCGCGCGCTTCGGCCCGACCTGGCTCGATGATTCCGATGCGGCGGCGTCCGGTGCGCCGCCGATGAACTGATCGATCGCGGCCGCTTTGCGCGCGTCCGGTCGTTTCGTGATTGCCATGCTGATCCCCCTTTCGATATTGAACCGATATCGTTTTGATATCGGTTCGCCATTGCTTCGATAGCGTTAAGCCGCCAAGACGGCATCGAGCAGGCGCTCGGCCTCGGCGCATGCGACCGTGTCGCGGCGTTGCATCTCGTCGACGTGCAAGCCGGCGGCCGCCGCGTTCGCGAATGCCTTGCGGCGCGTCAGCCGGCAATCGAGCAGGTCGAACGTGGAGAACTCGCGCAGCGCCGCGGCGGCGTCCCGGTTGTCCGGGCCGCTCACGTCAGCGAGGTTCATGAAGGCGAGCGCCTTCAGGTCGTGCACGGCGCGCGCTTCGTCGATCAGCTCGGCGATATCTTTCACCGCCCACACTTCGAACGAGCGCGGCACGAATGGGATCAAGGCAACGTCGGCGACGGTCAGAGCGGCACGCAGCGCGCTCGAATCGCGGCCGCCGGCGTCGATGATGACGTGATCGAACCCGCCAGCCTGGGCGCTCACCTGCGCACGCAGCGTCGCGCCATTCGCGTATGCCGAGGCCGCCAGCGGCGGCCGGCCGCTTTCCGCGCGCAAGGTGATCGCGCTGATGCTGGATTCCTGCCGATCACCGTCGACGAGCCACGGGCGGAATCCGGTGAGCGACAGGCCGATGGCGAGCTGCAAAGCGATCGTCGACTTGCCGACGCCGCCCTTGGTGTTCACGACTGCGATAATCATATTGCTCCCCCGAGCATTGAACTACATTGAAGCCATATCGATTCGATATCGTTTCGATACCGAATCGCCATCGTTTTGATACCGCATCAGAATTGGTCGTCTGCCAACCGCTCTCGCCGCTGACGCTCGCGTTCGTTCGCCCGGTCGGCCACGATCACGACCGCCGCGAGGATCGGCACGGCGAGCGGATAGAACGCGAGCGCGCCGAGCCGGCCAGCGAGTGCGACCAGGCCGACGAGCAGCTCGCCGGCGTGGCCGCCGATCGCACGCCAGATCCGGCGGTCGAATGGCGCCACGAGGACGAACCCCGCTGTCTTCTTCAACGCGAGGCCGTATGTCATGCCCTCGCCCCGCTTCGATTCTCGGTTTGCGCGAGCAGAACCCACTTGTGCAGCAGATACGCCGCGCAATCGTGCGGACGATCCGACCACACCTTGATCGATGTGTCGTTGTGGGACAGCTCCCACATTGGACAGTCGCCCCCTCGTAGCCATCGTGCACGTGGTTTCGTGGTCTGCATCGTTTCTCCTGTCTGTCATACGTTGAACTCGAATTCCTGCGTCTCGCGCCGCGGGCGCGTCGGTATCGGCAGCTCCGGCGGTTCCATTTCGAGGCGCGTCCGGTAGGTGTGGCCGCACGTCACGTCGTCGCACTGATAGTCGATCAGCCACTCCGTGTCCGACTGCTTTTCCATCGAACGCGCGATGCCGCGCGCGCCGCAATGCGGGCAAGCAATCGTGAATCTCATGCCCAGTCCCCCGGCCGCATCGTCGTGCGCGCGTTGACCGGCCCGCGAAGCGCCGGCGACGGCATCACCTCAAGCTGTACGCCGTCGCGCGGCCGCGCCGACGCCGACAGCGAATGCAAAATCTCGAGCCCGGCCGGCGTCCTGTAATTGCATGCGTCGCAGAC